GGAGAAAGCGAGTAATGTTGTGTATGACATGCTTGTGGGACATGAGGTTGGCCACGCCCTCTTTACTCCCAATGAAGATCCTCCAAAAAATATTCCACACCAGTTTCTCAATATTGTTGAAGACGCTCGCATCGAGAAGTTGATGAAGCGCAGGTACATGGGACTCTCTAAGACTTTTTACGGTGGATATAGAGAGTTGTCCGATGAAGACTTTTTCTGTCTAGAGGGTGAGGACGTATCTAAAATGAATCTTGCTGATCGTGCAAACCTTTGGTTCAAGATTGGCAATTATATTGATATTGAATTTACTAATGAGGAGCAAGAAATCATTGACATGATTTCTGAAACAGAAACATTTGCTGATGTTATTATTGCCGCAGAGGCTCTATATAATTTTTGTAAGAAACAGAAGCAAGAAGAAAAAGTTGCTGATATTATTGAACCTCCCAAACCACAAGGTGCTTCTGGACAACAATCAGAAGAAGTAGAAAGTCAGAGTGAATCTAAATCTGATGGTGGATCTAGCGATGAGGAATCTAACAACTCTCCAACATCACAATCTAAGACTAATCATGGTGGAGATATTGGAGAAGTAGATCCAGAAGTTATCACAGCAACAAATTTAGAGGAGAATCTGAAGGAACTTGTATCAGAGAATTCTTCTGAAAACGTTTACCTAGAACTTCCAAAGGTTAATCTTGATTCTATTGTTATTAATAACAGCAAGATTCATCTTGAATCAACAAAGTTTTTTGATCATCAAAAAAATGTAATCGGTTATGATGAAATTTATGAAAAATGTGATTGTGAATTTATAAAATTCAAAAGATCTGCACAGAAAGAAGTTAATTATCTAGTGAAAGAGTTTGAGTGTAAGAAGGCGGCAGATTCTTATGCTCGTGCCACCACTGCTCGCACTGGTGTTCTTGACTGCTCCAAACTTCATACTTACAAATACAATGAAGATCTTTTCAAGAAAGTCACCACTCTTGCTGAGGGTAAAAATCATGGGCTCATCTTTGTATTAGATTGGAGTGGATCGATGAGTAGAGTTTTGCAAGATACAGTTAAGCAACTTTATAACCTGATTTGGTTCTGTAAGAAAGTTCAGATACCATTTGAAGTGTACGCTTTCACAAATGAGTGGAATCGCAGTGTATTTGATTATGAGACTGGAAGATATGAATCTGCAAATGTAAAACCTCATTACCAGAAAGCGGCAAATCTTCTTTGTGTTCCTGAGAATTTTTCCATGCTCAATATTCTAACAAGTAAAGTTTCTGCAAAAGAAATGGAAACTCAAATGTTGAATATTTGGAGAATTGCTTATTACTATTGTTCTAATTGGGGTTGTGGGTATAGTATTCCAGAGCGTATGGGTTTGTCAGGAACGCCTCTAAATGAAGCTTTTATCGCACTCCATCAAATTCTTCCTAAGTTTCAACGTGAGAACAAATTGCAGAAAGTTCAATGTATTGTTTTAACTGACGGTGAAGCACCTCATCTGGTAAGGCATGTTGAATTTAGAAAACTCAATGGAGATTTGGACATTGGTGCTCGTCGCTTGAATTCTGATACTTGTGTTCTCCGTGATCGAAAACTTGGAACCACATATAGAGTTAATTATGGGTATAATGAATTTTCAAATATGATGCTTAAAAATCTTCGTGACAACTTCCCCAATGTAAACTTTATTGGTATCCGTGTTCTTGAAAGTCGTGATGTAAACAGTTTCATGAAACTTTATTGTGATCAATATAGTGATGAGTTTCATAAACTCCAGAGTCAGTGGAAAAAACTAAAGAGTTTTACGATCAAAAACTCTGGATATCATGCTTATTTTGGACTCTCCTCCACAGTGCTTGCTCAAAATTCTGAGTTTGAAGTTGATGAGGGTGCAACAAAAGCTAAAATTAAAACAGCGTTTATCAAATCTCTTAAAACTAAGAAACTAAATAAGAAAGTTCTTGGCGAATTTATTTCTTTAGTGGTATGACAAGAGAAAACTGGAGAGAAATCGCAAAAGCGTCTGAAAAAGATCCCAAGGTTATTGAAATTCTTACAAACGGCCCAAAATCTTTATCTCAGGCATACCTACTCGGAGCCATGCGATACAAATATGGTAGAGTGGACAGTTCAAACTAGTGGTACACTGGGGGCTAAATGCTCCCTTTTTAGTCTATAATAACTTTAGTTCAAACAAATCAAATGGCTTTGTCCAAAGAAAGCATTATCGATTGTCTTCGCGAATCTTATGGAGAGTCTGTCACTTCTGCTGAGATTAAAGCGTTCTGTCAGATGAATGACTTCAACTACCAAACAATCACAAATAAACTTTCTGACTATAAAGTTGGCCGTGGCAAGTGGAATTTGGAAGTCACAAAGGAAACGGTTGAAGAATTGGAAGTAAATTATAACGCTCCTGCTGCTTTGCCAGCAATCGAACAAAACCTTATTCCCCAGAAAGATGATACCTTCGTCAAGTTTGGCAATTTCAGTGATCTTAAAAAGATTATTGAGTCCCGTGTATTCTATCCAACGTTCATTACAGGATTGTCCGGTAACGGAAAGACTTTCTCTGTTGAACAAGCGTGTGCTCAATTGGGTAGAGAACTCATTCGAGTCAATATCACGGTAGAGACGGATGAAGACGATCTTATTGGTGGTTTCCGTCTCGTTAATGGTGAAACCGTCTGGCACAATGGCCCAGTCATTGAAGCCCTGCAACGGGGTGCTGTGCTGCTCCTTGACGAGATTGATCTCGCCTCAAACAAAATCCTTTGTCTCCAATCTATTCTTGAAGGAAAGGGAGTTTTCCTCAAGAAGATTGGCAAATGGGTTGCGCCCACAAAAGGATTCAACGTATTTGCGACTGCAAATACCAAAGGAAAAGGATCTGATGATGGACGATTCATTGGTACTAACGTGCTCAACGAAGCCTTCCTTGAGCGATTCCCTGTAACCTTTGAGCAGGAGTATCCTACTGCCGCTACAGAGCAAAAGATTCTTGGTAAGATCTGTAAGGATGATGAGTTCTGTAAGCGCCTCTCTGACTGGGCTGACATCATTCGTAAGACATTCTATGATGGTGGTATTGAGGAGATTATCTCTACTCGTCGCTTAGTTCACATTGTAAAGGCATACAGTATCTTTGGAGATAAAGCAAAGGCAATTCAAGTCTGTGTCAACCGTTTCGATGATGAAACCAAGCAGGCATTCCTGGAACTGTATGACAAAGTTGACGCTGACTTTGTGATGCCTTCAGAAGATATTATTGATACATTGCAAGTCACGGAGCATGAAACTTCCATCTCTATTGGTTGACTAAATTACTAACTCTTGATATACTAAATTATGATTAACTCTTGGAGTCTCTTATCCGACACTATGGATGAACAAAAAAATGATGTCACCATTATTGGTGGTGAAAGTGAAGACACAACAAATGATTTTTGGGAAGAAGATGGATTTAGCCTAGTTGGAAATCCACTCTATGGCAATTTTAGTAGTGACACTATCAACTTTAGTAGTGATGTTGTTGCTGCAGATACTGTTTCTTGGAGTGCTGTGGGAAAAGATGCGATTTCCTTTTACGATGATTTTGAACTTCCCCTTCCAAAACAAGAAATTAGTATTATGAATCAAGATCCTAATCGTTACAAATATAGCGAGGATGTAATCCTCAAAGAATTGCAAGATTATATTTCCGGCACATATAATGCTCACTACTCTGCTGGTGATGACAAAATTCAGACACTTGATCTGATCGAAGCATGTGGTGATGGCGAATCGTTCTGCCGCAGCAATATCCTTAAGTATGCCTCTCGTTATGATAAGAAAGGCACTGCACGTCGTGACATTCTGAAGATTCTGCATTATGCTGTGCTTCTGATGCATTTCAACGACAAGAATGCAAAACGTGAAACCTACCCTCAGTGATGATCCCTATGAAACTTTCCGATAAAACTATTTCTGTCCTGAAGAACTTTTCTTCTATCAATCAGTCTATTCTATTTAAAGAGGGTAGCAAGCTTCGCACTATTAGTGTGATGAAAAATATTCTTGCTGAAGCAACTGTCACTGAAGAGTTTGTACAAGACTTTGGTATCTATGATCTTAACCAGTTCCTTAATGGTTTGAGTCTGCATCAAAGTCCCGAACTTGATTTTAAAAATCGAGGTTATGTTGTGATTCGTGAGGGTAAGATGCGATCAAAGTACTTCTTTGCTGATCCTAACGTAATTGTTACTCCTCCAGAGAAAGACATTACTCTTCCTAGTGAAGATGTGTGTTTTGAAGTAACTACTGATCAACTGGATAAACTTCTGAAAGCAGCAGCTGTTTATCAACTGCCTGATATTTCTGCTGTTGGTGAAGCAGGTGTTGTGAAGTTGGTTGTTCGTGACAAAAAGAATGACACTTCTAATGACTTTGCTATTGTTGTTGGTGAAACTGACTCTGAGTTTTCTTTCAATTTCAAAGTAGAGAACATTAAAGTTCTTCCTGGAACTTATGAGGTTGTTGTTTCTCAAAAACTTCTGTCTCGCTTCACTAGCAAGAATCACGATTTGACTTACTACATTGCTCTGGAACCAGATTCCACTTTCAATTGATGAGACATCTTCTCTTTACTTTAAAGGGATGTGACGTAGAGTTGTTGGAGGACACTGAGTTTATGCGTAAAGCTTTGTTTCAAACAGCAAAGGAATGCAACTCAACCCTCCTTGATCTCTCCATCCATAAATTTGAGCCACAAGGATTTACTGGACTTGCCATGCTTGCAGAAAGTCACATTAGTATCCACACCTGGCCAGAAAAAAGTATGGCAGTTTGTGATGCTTTTACTTGTGGGGAGCACACTACACCCGAAAAGGGTGTAGAATTCTTGAAAGAACACCTGAAGGCAACAGAAGTTGTGCTGAGGGAATTTGAACGTCCCATACAATGAACATCTTTGTGACTTCTCCCAGTCCTTGGGAGTCTGCCAGGGTTCTCCCTGACAAACATATTGTCAAAATGCCTCTAGAAACTTGTCAGATGCTCGCTATTGTATGCTCTGATAAATGGGGACATGGATTCGGCACTCTTCCTAAAGCAGATGGTACTCCCTATGCTACTGAGAAGGGTGCTTTTCGCAATCATCCTTGTACTATCTGGGCAAATAATTTTGTAATGAATTGGCAGTGGTTACTTTCTCACGGCCTCGCTTTATGTGCTGAGTATGAAGAACGATATGGTAAGGCTCATACGTGCCATCGGACTTTGTTGGCAGCAAAGGAAATCCTTCCTACAGGAGATCCTACAGGGCGTAGTGGAAAGATCCCGACACCATTTGTTTTTGCTGGGCCTGATGAATTCAAGTATGATACTGTTGACATCTACAGCAAGTACAAAATGTATATTGCATCTAAACCTTGGGTGTGCGATAATTATCTTCGTATTCCTGATCGTAAACCTGACTGGGTATAAATTTTATCATGCGTAATGAATTTCTTTGGGTTGAAAAATATCGGCCCAAAACTATTGAAGATTGTATTTTACCAACAAATATTAAGAAGACATTTCAAGACTTCCTAGATAGAGGTGAAATACCTAACATGTTGCTTTCTGGGCCTGCTGGGTGTGGCAAAACAACTGTTGCTAAAGCACTTTGTAACGAACTGGGAGTGGATGTATATGTCATCAACGGATCCGATGAGGGACGATTTCTTGATACGGTCAGAAACACTGCGAAGAATTTCGCTTCGACCGTCTCGCTTCAAGCAACTGATAAACACAAAGTCATCATCATTGATGAAGCAGATAACACAACCAATGATGTACAACTCCTCCTACGGGCGTTTACTGAGGAGTTTAGTGGCAACTGCAGATTCATCTTCACTTGCAACTTCAAAAACAAAATCATCGAACCCCTCCACTCCAGATGCGCCTGTATTGATTTTTCTACCAATTCCAAAAGCAAGCCCCAACTTGCCGCCCAGTTCTTCAAGCGTCTCCAAGAAATCTTGGTTGCAGAAAGTATTGAACATGATAACAAGGTCCTGGTAGAATTAATCAACAAACACTTTCCAGATTGGAGACGTGTTCTTAATGAATGTCAACGTTACTCTGCCGGTGGTAAGATTGACTCTGGTATTCTTGCAACCTTTAGTGATGTAAAAGTAAATGATCTGGTTAAGAAACTTAAGGAAAAGGATTTTCCCGAAGTACGTAAATGGGTTGTCAATAACCTGGACAATGATACTTCTGTACTTCTG